CGGCACAGCTCGTCGAATGGTTGAACTAGATCCAGAACTTTCTTCGATGTTCACGCTTTACAAAGACGCCATCGAATACAAAGACAAAGGATCCGTTTACCGCGCACTATCAGCAGAGGCATACACGAAAGAAGGACTCAACCCTTCGCCCATTGTTATCTTTGACGAAGTACACGCGCAGCCAAACCGAGAACTCTGGGATGTTATGTCGCTCGCCGGCGGAGCACGCGCCGATTCACTTCTTCTCGGCATAACAACAGCAGGAGTCAAGACACAAGCAAACGGACAAGACAGCCTGTGCTATTCGCTTTATCAATACGGCCAGAAGCTCGTAAAGGGCGAACTTGTAGATCCGTCGTTCTTCTTCGCTTGGTGGGAACCGAAAAACCCAGAAGCAGATCACAGAGACAAGCAGCTCTGGATTGAAGCAAATCCAGGATTCGGCGACATCGTCGATGCCGAGGATTTCGAGAGCGCGGTGCTTCGAACTCCAGAAGCCGAATTCAGAACAAAACGAATCAACACATTTGTGTCAACAACAACTGCCTGGCTGCCAACAGGAGCATGGGAAGCGTTGATCGATACAGAGAGAACACCAGAGCAAGGCGAAAATGTTATTCTTGCATTTGATGGAGCGTTCTCAAACGACAGCACAGCACTCATCGCCTGGCTTCTTGGCGGAGACAAACCGCACTTGATGGTTGTAGGAATCTGGGAACGACCAGACGATGCAGAACAGGGATGGCATGTTCCGGTCGCAGAGGTGGAACAAACGATCATCGACACATTTAGAAACAGCAACTACCAAACCAAAGAGATCGTATTCGACCCGGCACGATGGCAGCGAACATTCATGGTGCTAGACGAAGAAGGACTGCCAGTCGTTTCTTACCCGAACAGCGCAGAGCGAATGGTTCCAGCAACGCAGAAATTCTACGAAGCCGTAGTCAACCAGAGCTTCACACACGACGGCGATGAAAGAATGGCAAGACACATCGCCAACTGCGTGACCAAGCAATCATCACGCGGAGTCATGGTTGCAAAAGCAAGCTCGAAGCGCAAAGTCGACGCAGCCGTTGCAGCAATCTTCGGATACGACAGAGCAACGCAACCAGCAGAACCAAAGAAACCAGTCGCAAGATTCTTCTCACTTGATCTAGGAGCAAAATGAAAAAAATAGACTTCTCATTGATCGCAGAAGTGGTAGGCGTTGCATGCGCAACAGCAGGACTGGCGATGCTTTCACTTCCGGTGGCATTGATTGCACTAGGATCTTTCTTAATTTGGATAACAGAAAAGGCTAACTAATGAGTCTATCAAAGCGACTACGACAAGCAGGCGAGAAGCGAACCAACAACAGCCAATGGGTTGAGCCGCTTATTCCAGGGCGCCCTGCATACATGGCACCATCCGGAATCGAAGTAAACGCAGATTCTGCGATCCGTATGTCAACAGTTTATGCCTGCGTACGATTGCTCGGCGATACGATTTCATCATTACCACTAGGCGCATACGTTCGACGCGGAAGAAACCGCATCTCATACGTTTCAGTATTCGGTGAACAGCCAGCATGGATCAACAAGCCAAATCCAGAAGCGACACGCTTGGAGTTCTTCGAGCAAGTTATTTCTTCACTTAACATTCATGGCAACGCTTTCATTCTGACCGTTCGCGATGACATGGACGAAGTCGTCGAGCTTTATTGTATCCACCCAGATGATATTCGAATCGAGCGACCAGTCCCAGGCGAGCCAATCGTTTACAAGATGCGCGATTCAGTAGGAACATATTCCAGAGTTCTGACGAGCAAGGAAATGCTTCACATTCCGATGTTTCGCCTTCCAGGATCGCTTTACGGATTAGGCCCAATCGCAGCTGCACGACTTACGATCGGCGCAGCAATGGCAGCAGACACATACGCAGCCGCCTACTTTGGCAACGCGGCAAATCCAGGCGGAGTGATCGAAGTGCCAAACGAGCTCACAGAAGAGCAGGCAGGCGACATCGGTCGCGATTGGAACATTACACACACAGGCCCATACAGAGCAGGCAAGATCGGCATTCTTTCAGGCGGCGCCACATTCAGACCGCTAACACTTAACGCCGCCGACGCACAGCTACTAGAAGCCAGAAGATTCAACGTTGAAGATATTGCCCGATTATTCCGAGTCCCGATCAGTTTACTAGGACACCCGGTAGCAGGAGCGATGTCCTTTGCCAGCGTTGAAGCACAAAATCTTTCATTTGTTCAGCACAGCCTTCGCCCATTATTGGAACGCTTGGAGCAAGCACTTTCAGGATTGCTGCCAGAGCCAGAAGGCTTCATCAAGTTCAACCTTGACGCACTTCTACGAGGAACCACCCTGGAGCGCTTCGACGCTTACACAAAGGGATTGCGCGAAGGATTCCTATCGCTTAACGACGTCCGATCCGTAGAAGATCTGGCACCACTTGGCGAAGCCGGAGATCAGTACCGAGTGCCACTACAAAACATCGACGCAGCAGACGCACGCGATGTAGGACTCAAGCTACGAGCAGAGATCGCAGCAGCCTTAATTCAAGTCGGATTCGAGCCAAAGTCTGTAACAGAAGCGGTCGGATTACCAGACATGACACACACAGGACTGCCATCAACGCAGCTGCAACAGATCTCAACCATTGATCCAGCAGACCCACAAAGCGTCTACGAAGTCAACGCAAGAGAAGCACGCAACGATGAACCTTCAATCGTGATTCAAGTCCCGGAATCAAACATCAATGTCGAGCCAACAAACATCAATGTTCAACCGCCAAACATTACATTCGAGACACCAAACGTCGACGTGCAAGTAGCAGCACCAAACGTCAATGTTGAATCACCAACAATCGAAGTAACAAATACAATAGAACAGAAGAGCGTACGTCGAAAGGTAATTCGTGACGAGAACAATCTCATCACAGAAATTATCGAAGAATTTGTGAAGGATGAAGAATAATGGCAACAGGTCTAAGCGCTTATCTAGCAAACAAATTCCTTGATGCAGTAGGAAATGCGACAGCATATTCAGCATCAAACGTATACGTGAAACTTCACGTAGGAGATCCAGGAGCAGAAGGAACTGCAAACCCTGCAACGGAGACGACAAGAAAAGAAGTGACATTCTCTGCGGCTTCAACAGGAAGCATTGCATCGGATGCAGATGTTATATGGACAAATATCGCAGGCTCACAAGACGCAACATATTTCACAGCCTGGGATAATTTGACGACAGGGAACTTCTTATTTAGCGGAACCGTTACAGGAAACGCATACACAGCAGGAGACACATACACAATCGCAAGCGGATCACTTACAGCATCGCTGACCGTAGCAAGTTAAAATGTCGTCCGAATTTGTACTAAACACATCTAAATTAGATGAAGGCAGACTTGGGCCATTTGTTTATGCAACAGCAAGCGCCGAGTTTGGATCAATAGCAGCAACCACAACAAGCAAAGTCACTCACTTAGTTACTGCTATTGCTCCACTCGGACAGATCGCAGCACAGGCACAGGCAGGAATCAATAACTACGCCACAGCCGCAGCTGCACTTGGACAGATAGAAGCCAGCGCCAGCGCCACGATCAATCACCAGGCGCAGGCAAATTCAGACTTTGGATCCATAACAGCAAGTGCCACAGCTCAGATAGATCACCAGGCAACAGCACAGGCACTTCTCGGAATTCTAAATGCAAGCGCAAGCACGCAGGTCGATCACCAGGCAACAGCAACCGCAACCCTGGGAACGCTGGACGCAAACGCCAGAGTTTCAGTAGATCAGTACGCAACAGCAAGCGCTGAATTTGGAAGCCTGCAAGCAAACGCAACAACTACACAGCAAACAACACAAACAGCCGCAACCACAGGAAGCCCATACTTCGTAAGCCCGACGGTGATCATTGGGCCACAAATAAATAAAGTACAAGGCCTGGCGCTGACACAATGGGGCGGAATGAAAATACAAGCAACATCAAGAATAGATTTCTCTGTGCTTGATGACGACGCAGAACTTCTTCTACTGATCTAGGATAAAAATGCCATATTTGATAAGCGACAAGCAGAGTGACTGCGCAGGATGGGCAACCGTTAAAGAAGAAGCCGACGGATCCTATACAACAATCGGATGCCACGAAAGTAAACAAGACGCTATCGATCAGATGGTGGCAATTTCGATCGCAGAAGATATGGAACCAGGCGGCGAAGTAAGCAAGCGGCAACTTCCCGACAATTACAGGCCAGCACTTTCAGAAGATGTGCCAGAAGGAAGAGCGTGCGGAAATTGCTTATTCTATAACGAAGAAAAGCAAAATACAGAAGGAACCAAAGCATGGTGCGAGCGCTGGAATGATTACGTAGATGGAGCCTACTACTGCAACGCATGGCAACCACAAATAAACAGCAGACAAGTCGACCTAAGCGTTCCTCAATTTATTCAAGCAAACGCAAAGCGCGGTCTTGAATATTTGGCAGAAGGATATGGCGGCGAAGGTCTCACAGAAGGAACCAAGCGAGCAGCTCGTGAGATGGCAGCAGGCAGAATAAGCGAAAACAAAGTAAGAAAAATGGCGCCCTGGTTCGCCAGACACAAAGTCGATGGAGAAGCACCAAAGAACAGCAACCCATCCGATCCGCAATATCCAGGAGCAGGACTCGTCGCATGGCTATTATGGGGCGGAGATTCAGACTTC